AATTACCCAGTTTCTCCTTATTGGAAACCCGGATTGGGTGACGTGGGAAATCCTATACTCATCATATCTAATGGAACAACTCCCGATAAAAAAACAAAAGATAACGAGTTTATATCTGAAAACCCAGATACTGATGATGCTTCTATTTGGATGACATCTGGTCAATCTGTTAAGTTTACACCAGCATCATCTTACACTCCATCTATACTAGACAAACAGGTAGACCTTTTTAACAAAAATAAGTTCGGTGGTAATCAAGTTATAATTGCATCCGACCGATTGATTTTTAATGCTCGTAAACAAGAATTGATTGCGTTTTCAAAAGAAGGAATAGGTTTTTCTTCTGAAAAGGCAATTTCTATTGATGGAAAACAAGTAGTTGAAACTGAGTCTAAAAGAATAAATCTCGGTATTAATGCAAAGTCACCTATACTTTTAGGTGATAGGACGATGGACTGGTTAAATGAACTTTGTAACATATTATCCAGCTTCTTAACCGCAACTGGACAATTAACAGTTCCAACTGGAGTAGGACCATCAGGAATTCCAATAAACGTATCTTCATTTGTTGACTTAAAAGGAAAAGTAAAGGGAATACAACAGAAGATTGAAAAACTCCAATCACAACTTGCTTTTGTGAACGAGTTCAGTAAAGGACCAACCGAAGAAGCAAAGTCAAAAGAAGAAGAAAGAGAACAACGTCAGGAGATGCGCAATGCTGGTGAAGAACCACCGAGACCGGCATCCGACCCAAATGAAACTGCACTTTCTCCAAGAGATACTCAAACTCTTAATCAATGGCAAGGTAATACACTTTGGGATCCTAACAGAAATAAAATCTATGGTACTCGTGAGAAAGATTCTATGACTTGGTTTTATGATAAAGAATGGGAAAAATACGTTAACAACATGGGTGATAGTGATATAATAGACCCTATAACTGGTGAGAAGATAAACGGACTAAATGTTGACCCAGACTTTACTAAGGGGTCAACTACATTTAATAGCGATTTTATGGATTCTGTTGCACAAGGAGATACGGGTGCAATAGAAGATAATCAACAATATCCAGACCCAAGTGATGTTCCTGGTGAAGAAAAACCAACGGACTAATAGAGATAAATTATGGAACAGGATAATCAAGACAAAAATAAAGGGGTTATTGCCGGCGAACCCATCAATACCGAAGATGACGTAATAACAGGTGCGACGATAAAGTCTGCTCGTAGTAAACGTGGAACAATCGCAAATACAAGATCTGGTGGTCAACAAAGAGTTAGTAAGAATAAATCAAAGAACAAAGGGATTGCTTCACAAAAAACCGCATCTGGAGATGTCTATACATCGGCACAAGATAAATTAAAATCAGTATCTAATCCTGCAACAAAAAATCAATTGATAGACTCAATAAAAAAAATGCCGGATAGAATGGTTCCAAAGTTCATAAAACCGTATGCTGATTTGATGGTTAATACATTCGGTATAGATACACGGGAAAAAGTTGCAAACTTCTTAGGACAAATATCCGCGGAAAGTATACGTGGTGTTTCTGAATATGTCTATTACACAAGTGAAAAACATTTGAAAGGATCTTTTGGAAGTAGGGTCAAAAGAGATGATGTCAAAAACTTCTTGTATAAACAGTCTAATTTACCAAATTATGGATTTGGTATAACACCGTGGTCTTTAAATGGAATGAATGATTCTTATTATGGTAGTAGGAATGGTCCTACCAATGGAAATACTTTTAATAAAGTATCACAGGCGATAAATCCAAAACAAAACGTTCAAGCGGGCTCCCCACCACCAAATTTACAAGTAGACCCTGGATTTTATAAGGGTAGTTCGGATGGTTATGCGTATCGTGGACACGGCGTTATACAGATAACTGGAAAAGTTCAATATGAAAAAATGAACAAATTTTTTGGTAAGAATGGTACACTTGAAAAGAACAACGTGGACTTCATAAAAAACCCAGAATTAGTTTCCGATAATCCAAAATATGCTTTCTTAAGTGCATTAATGTGGTGGTATAACCATAAAGGTGTCTACATCAATAGTGTAAGTTTGTCAACAACTAAAACAATAACAGCTGCCGTAAGGGGGAGTTCGGGTGGTTATCAAGCCAGACATAAAAATGTTGAACGATATTTTTATTTCCTAGTCAATGGTACAGCCGGTTATGAGTTAGATGATAGTGGCAATGTGATACCAAAAGGATTTAAGTATGGTAAACTCAAAACAAGAGGTGATGTCCCAGAATTATCAAATGCACAAAAAAATGCAACTTTTGGTAGTATATCATATCAACCATCGGCCGGCGATTATATTAGGATAACAAATTCATTTGAGAGAGATAATATAAAATTTGTAAGAATACCAGAGATGAAAAAATTTGGTCTCGAAGGAATGGAATTCCATTGGAGAGCCGAAGAACAATTAAAAGGACTTTGGAATGAATGGGGACAGTTGGGTCTACTTAATGATATTTTGTCATTTAATGGTTCGTTTACTCCTAGATTTGTAAGAAATACAAGAGGACCAAATAGACCTTTAAGTAGTCATGCTTGGGGAGTTGCATTCGATATAAATGCGTCATGGAATTTATTGGGACAAACCCCTGCACTTCCTGGACAACAAGGTTCTGTTAGAAAACTTGTAAATTCTGCGATAAAATGGGGATTTTATTGGGGTGGATGGTGGTCTGGAAGACCTGATGGTATGCACTTTGAAGTTAGTCGATTAGATTATAAGTAAAAATAAAAAAATTTGTTAGTTATTAGTATAACATAAAATTCTAAGGGTAGAAAGATGGATACAAAATCATTTTTGAAGGAAATACGTTCTATTATAAGAGAAGAAATAGAATACGCTTTGGATAAAAAGATGAAAGAATCATCATCAAAGAAGCCGGTTAAAGAAACAATCGATCATGGTGTTTCTTTGTATAAACAGGCAACGGGTATTGCTTCTAAAAAACAAGAGCAAAGAAAAAAACCATTAAGTAGTGCTACTAGTAAATTTAGTGCTGTTCAAGATATTCTCGAAGAAACAAGACGTTCTCTTCAAGAAAGTTATGATTCTGATTCATATGATGAGGGAAGAACTCTATCATTTGATTCTAATTCACTAAATGCTTTTGCAAATGAAAGATTTGGTACACCAAACGCAATACCATCGGGTGTAAATCCAAATGATTTGGCACCAGAAGTGTCTAAAGCACTTACTCGTGATTATTCTGCGCTAATGGCAAAAATAAACGAGAAAAAGGGAGCATAATGATTGGCACGGTTTAGACGAAAGAGTATTATAATCAATGAGCCTAGCTCATCAGTAAACTATTATGTTAAACCGATTGGTGTAACTATACCGTTTAATAATCCAAGTGGGGTTTTTTATCAGAGTTACACAAATAGAGACCAAGTATTTTCAAACGTAAAAAATCTCTTATCAACATCAAAGGGTGAGAGATATATGCAGCCAGACTTCGGAACGGAGTTGAAATTTATCCTTTTTGAAAACATAAACACCGAAGAAGATTTAGAAGAATCTATAAAAGGTGACATAATATCTGCGATAACAACTTGGTTGCCTTATTTAAATGTAACAAGATTGGATGTTAATTTCAATATGTCTGAAGACGGTAGGGTAAATGACCCATATCATGCTATTGGAATATTCCTCGAACTGAAAATCGTCGGTACAAACATATATTTACCGATTCAGATATTTATATCAGATACAGGTAATTTGAGAATCCAAGAGGCACAAAACTAATGGCTGATTTAGTAAAAAAAGACATCAGGTATCTTTCACGAGATTTTCCTTCTCTTAAACAGAATCTTATAGATTTTGCAAAGAACTATTTTCCAGATACATACCAAGATTTTAACGAATCATCTCCTGGTATGATGTTTTTGGAAATGGCAGCATATGTTGGAGACGTTTTGTCATACTATACTGACACAGCCTTACAAGAGTCTCTTATTTTACAAGCATCGGAACGTCAGAACATTTTGAACATCGCACAATCGATGGGTTATAAGCCAAAAACAAATATTGCTTCAAATGTAAAATTGGATGTATTCCAAATATTACCTTCCGTCGGTTCTGGTAATAGTAACAGACCTGATTTTTCTTACGCATTTGCAATAGAACCTGGAATGGTAGTCGCATCTGATAACAGAAATATTACATCGGAGTTTAGAACAACCGACTATTTAGACTTTAAGTTTAGTAGTAGTATAGACCCAACAGAAGTAACTGTTTTTGAGGTGGATAATATTACGAATGAACCAACATTCTATCTGTTGAAAAAGTCTGTAAATGCCGTCTCTGGTGTTATAAAGAAGAAAACATTTACGTTTACCGATCCCAAACCATATGATAAAATCGATTTGGAAGATACGAATATAATTGACATTTTATATGCTATGGATTCCGATGGAAATAAATGGTATAACGTACAATTTCTTGCACAAGATACTATATTCGAACCTACTCCAAATATCGCAAGAAATGATAGACAATTATACCGATATAGAGAAGAAACGCCATATCTTTTGAAACTACGAAAAGTTTCTCGACGATTTTCAACACGTCAACTTGAAAATGGTACCATTGAAATTCAATTCGGAGCAGGTGTATCAGATTTGGATGACGAATTACTTATCCCAAACCCCGACCTTGTTGGTTCAAAGTTAGCAGGAATAGAATCAATATCATCGATTGATATAGACCCATCAAATTTTCTATACACAAAAACATATGGTCTTGCACCGAATAACACCGATTTGACGATATATTACACCGTCGGTGGTGGTATTCGTGATAACGTACCGAGTGAAACAATAACACGATTAAAGTCAAAAACGATTCTTTTAGACGAAACTGGTTTGGATTTAACACTATATCGTCAAGTTCTTGGTAGTTTAGCGATAATTAACCCAGAACCTGCTGTTGGTGCAAAAGAATCTGAGACAATAGATGAAATTCGTCAAAATGCTTTGGCTTCATTTGCATCACAAAATCGTGCTGTAACAAAAGAAGATTATATCATCCGTGCATATAGTTTACCACAAAAATACGGTTCTATTGCAAAGGCTTATATCACAAAAGATGACCAATTAACGGCAGAATCAATTTACAATAGTGATAGAGTGGTAAATCCTCTCGCTCTTAATTTTTATGTTCTTGGATATGATTCAAACAACAATCTTACAAGAATAAATGATGCAACGAAGGAAAACTTAAAGTTGTATCTTGGTTATCATAGAATGTTGACGGATGCAATAAACATAAAAGACGCCTACATTATAAATCTGAAGTTAGAATTTGACATTATAACTATGCCAGACCAAAATGGTAACCAAGTTATTCTTCGTTGTATTGATAGACTTAAAAAATACTTCGATATAAAGAAATGGCAAATAAACCAACCAATTGTAATCAGTAACGTATTTACAGAATTAGACAAAGTAGAAGGAGTTCAAACGGTTGTTGACGTTAAATTCCAAAATGTATTCGATACAACGGTCGGTTATTCTGGAAATGCCTATGATTTACTTTCAGCTACTCGTGACGGGATTATATTCCCATCTCTTGATCCATCAATTTTTGAGATAAAATACCCAGATAATGACATTATCGGTAGAGTGAGGGCATTCGGATGATACAAACATTATACGCTCAACGAGATGCAACCATATATGAGAAGATAGAAACGATGAATACTGGTATTGACCAAATACTAGAAT